CAGGAAGATCGCTGAACAAGTTTTTAACCGTGCCTAACGCCTCACCAATGGCATCGAAAACTGGCTGAAAAGGGATAAACAGCTCTGCAAGCGGCGCGATAGCGGCTTTGATACCTTCCACCACGCCGCCAAAAAACGCTTTAACCGGCTCCCAGAGGAAGTAAATAGCCGCCGCCGCGGTAGCAAACGCAGCGATGATGCCCACTATCGGCAGAGTCAGCCCGCCCAGCACCGCCATAATCGCGCCGCCGACGGTGGTAAAAACGCTGCCGAAGGTGGTGGCGAGCGTTACCAGGGTGCTGATACCGGTAAAGACCGGCGCGATAATGCTGGCCACCGTGCCAATCGCCCCGGCAACGCCAACCACCACGGTGGCGATAAACCCGAGGGTTTGCGTCAGTCCCTGGTTGTTTTGCACCCATTGCTGCAATTTGCCGACATATTCCGTGGCGGTTTGCACCAGTTTGCGCAGGGAGGACTCCTGCTGGCTGAAGAGGTCTACGCTAAGCGACTGGTAAGCCGCTTGCAGCGCCTCGAGATCGCTGCCGAGATTTCCGGCCTGCACGCTGGCGGCGGTCGCCGGCGTGTTCCCCGCATTCAGCGAACCCGCCGCCGCGCCGCTCAGGGTGCTCACAGCTGTCGGGGAGCTTGCCGCGCCGCTCAGCGTGCCCGCGGCAGTCGGAGAATTCGCCGTCGCGCCGTTCAGGATGGCTCCGGCATTCGACGAACCTAACGCAGCCACGCCGTGTAGCGTGCCCGCGGCGCTTGAGGCGATTTCTGCCGCCGCACCTGGCGAACCGGCGGCGTCGTTTTTCAGCGACTGCTCATAGCCCGGCCCGAGGATTTTCTTGCCCAAATCGAAACCGCTTCGCGCAATCGACAGGCTGAAATTGCCGACGGCAGAGACTTTTGCGCCCAGCGCCTCGATAGATTCTTTGCCTTTCTGGATTTTCGCGATTCGCGCCTGGCGATTTTCCTGCTTTAACGCCTGGCGCTGGCCGGTGAGCTGCTCGCTGTTTTCGTTGATACTGTTTTGCAGACGATTTCTCGCGGTTGCAGGCGCACGCGTGCTGATACCCGCCTGGCGCAGGGCCTGGCGCTGGTTTTTCACCGACTGGCGCAGGGTGTCGTGTGCAAGCGTTAGCTGGCTCACGCTTGCGCGCGCCTGCTCCAGCGCTTTGCTCTGCGCCCGCGTCGGCGCGTCGGCGCTTCTCATCTCCGCCGTCAGCGCGCGGGTCTGCGCTTTTGCCGCTTTTAACTGCTCGCTGACATCGCTCAGCGCGCTCTGCGCCCGGGTAAAGCTGTCGATTTGCGCGACCTGGCCATAGAGGCCGCGCAGGGTTTTTTCCGTCTCTTTGATACCGTCAGAGAGCGAAACATTCGCCGCGCTGAGGGTTTTAAACGGTCGCGTCGCCTGATCAACAGCTGTGAGCAATTCATCAATATTTACGCTGTTACTCATAAGTGTTTCCGCTTCGCTGGAGCGCTTTTTCGCGCCATGTGATGAGCTCGCTCAGACTCAGGGGGTAAAGTTCTGACGGCGGCCAGTGGAAAATCACCGCGATATCCGCCATCAGGTCGTCAACCGACAGGTTGGGCGGGAAGCTTACTGCGCCGAAGCCGGTGACAAAAAACCGACCACCTTACCCGCCAGCGCGACCATGTCCGGCAGCGCCAGCGCGCTCGCTTCCTGCTCCGTCAGGGAAGGGGAGGTGATGCGCGGCAGCACTTTAATCAGCGCGTCCACTTCGGCATTCGCCACCGCCGCCAGGCTCACGCCGCGCAGCGTACCGGCGTTCGGTTTCATCAGGGTCAGGGTGCTAATCACCTGCTCGCCGCGCTTGATGGGGCTTTCGAGGGTGATAACGTTGTCATCAATCATGTGTAACTCCAGATTCTGAGAAGGCCCGGCCAGGCTCGCTGGCCGGGGGCGCATTACAGGCCGATATTGCGGCGGTGCTGTTCGAGACGGTCGACGCCGTTGATTTTTTCAATCATGTTAACGGTGTCGATTTCCACCAGTTCCTTGCCATCCATCGTCAGTTTGAAATAGGTACATACGACGGAGATTTTGGCTTCGGTCTCTTCGCCCGGTTTGTTTTCGCCGGTGTCGATCTCTTTCTGGCGGCCACGCATGACCACTTCGACCGCGACGATTTCGCCGGTGTCGTCGCGCTGGTAAGAGCCGGCAAAACGGATGGGCACAGCGTCAGCGCTGGTTGCGCCGTAGAGTTCCCAGATGGCGGCATCCGGGAAGCCGCCCAGCGACCACTCCATGGCCAGCGCGTCGTCGTCCAGCCCCATGTCGATGGGGGCGACGCCGTTCATGCCCGCGCCACGGTAGTTTTCCAGCTTGCGGGTCAGCTTCGGCAGCGTGATGGATTTCGCGATCCCCTGATAGCTGTAGCCATTGAGGAACACATTCATATATTTAAGTTTTCGCGGCATTGCCATTTATCAGGCTCCTTAATTGCTGTTGACCGAGGAGACCAGATTCGCCAGATATTTATCCGTGATGCGCTGGCGTAAGGTCAGGTTTTCCAGTGGCGGCACCGGCGTGTAGTCGTAGTCGATGTAGAGTTTCCCGGCTTTCAGGGTCTCTTTGTCGTTGGCTTCCTCGTCGAACCAGCAGGTTGCATCCACGATGTAGCCGTTGCTTTTCAGCTCGCGGAACTTCGCATTGATGCCGTCGATGATGTCGCGAATCAGCGTGGCGGTGATCGGTTTGTCCACCGCCCACATATGCGCTTCGGCCATGGTGTCGGCGATAACCTGCGCGGTGCGGGTGTAGTTTTCAAACAGGAACAGCGGGTCGTCTGCGCAGGTGCGGTTGCCCCAGAAGCGGAAGCCATCTTTGCGAATGAGCGTGGTGACGCCCGCTTCGTTGAGCAGATCCGCATCGGTGCCGGATTCCTGTAAGTCCCAGAAGACCGGGGTGGTGATGCCGGTGACGCCGTTGACGCCGACGTTGGAGAGGGTTTTGTGCCAGCCCTGTTCCTGGTCGATTTTCGCACGCAGGCCCAGCGCGCGGGCGGTGGCGTACGCGGTTTGCGACGCGTTGGCGGCGGTATCCCAGGCGAGGAAATCTGGCCAGATGACCATCAGTTCGCGCTGGCTGAAGTTTTCGCGGTATTTGATAGCGTCGGAAATCGTTTTGCAGCCCCAGGCGCTGACATAGCCGAAGGCGCGCAGTTTCTGGCAAACGGGCGCCAGCGCGGTGGCGACTTCCAGACTATCGAGGCCCGGCACGCCGAGGATGCGCGGTTTCACGCCGGTGACCGCTTCCGCGGTGAGCAGCGCTTTCAGGCCGGTGTATTTACCGTTTTCATCGGTGGTACCGATAATATTAGAAATAGTTTGTGCCTGAGCATCTTCGCCAGCGCCTTCGGCAACGCGCACGACAACAATAACCGGTTTTGCCTGGTCAGCGATGGCTTGCAGGGACGCGGCAAGCGTGCCTTGTTTGCCCGCTTTTCCGATGGCGGTTTGAACGCTGGTGATTAACACCGGTTCATTTAAGGGAAACATCTCAGGGTCCGCATCGCTGGCGGTACATACCATGCCGACGATGGCCGTTGAGACAGTTGAAATGACGCGCGTGCCGTCGTTGATTTCGACGACCTGGACGCCGTGATGATAGTCACTCATCCGTATAACTCCGTGGTTTTGGGGTGAGGGCTATTCTCCAGGGCGCACCGGCAGGGCGCTATACATCGGGGTTGGGCGGGATCTGATACAACAGCGGCGGTAATTAAAAATCGTTCTTTATAGTAAAGACGTGAATAACCCGCGCCGGGATTTTATAGAGACGGCGTCTTTATAGCGGCGGAGTGGATAATACGTCCGCTTTGATAGAGGCGGCATCAATGGACAGGCGTTTTATAGCGGCGGAGTGGATAATACGTCCGCTTTGATAGAGGCGGCGTCAATGGGCAGACGTTTTATAGCTGCGAAGTGGATAATACGTCCGCTTTGATAGAGGCGGCGTCAATGGGCAGACGTTTTATAGCTGCGGAGTGGATAATACGTCCGCTTTGATAGAGGCGGCATCAATGGAAAGACATTTTATAGCTGTGAACTGAATGGCGCGCGTCCGGCGTTGCCAGAAGCGGCGATAATAAATGCCGCCGGGCGCAAGGCCTTTTGTTAATCAGAGAACGCGCTTAATCGCCTGCGAATAGACCTCTGAGCCTTCGCGTTTTCCAACGGAAACAACGTAAACCACCACTTTTTCATCAAGGACCTGGTATACCAGTCGGTAGCCCGAAGGCTTTAACTTTATCTTATAACAGTCAGGCAACCCGCGCAGCTTGTTAGCTTCAACGAGGGGTGATTCGAGGATTTCTGCCAGCTTCTTTTTAAGTTGATCTCTTACGGTCGAACCCAGCTTACGCCACTCCTTTAGCGCCCTCTCATCAAACTCCAGAAAATATGCCTTCAAAGATCATCCAGCGTCACGCGTACAGGTTTAGGATCACGAAGACGCGCCCTGACGATTTCAACCAGTTCGGCATCTTCATCGCTTAACAGTACCTGCCTGAAGGGCAGACGTTCATTTTCAGCAATATATTCAAGTGTGAGACGAAGCGCTTCGGATGGCGTAATGCCTATTTTCTCCAGCGCGGCGAAAGAGCGGGCTTTCAGTTCGTCGTCAATGCGCAAATTAATACTCCCCATTTTGAACACCTTGTGTAATTACAAATGTCAACACAATTGTGGCCCTCTCTGAAGGGGAAGGCAAGCCGCCGGACGCGCAAAAAATAGCAAAAAACGGGCCGCAGCCCGTTGATGGAAAGGGAGCCGTTACGCAGGCTGGGCAGGCCAGATAATTTCCGCCGCGCCTGCGCTATCAACAGCCTGCAACGCCTGGATATAGTTCATCCAGTTTATCAGCGCGGTTTTATCCTGCTCGCTGATAATGCCAAGCTGGAGCTGGGTTTGCCACAGGCTGATATGCTCTTTCGCAGCAATCAGGCGCTGCGCTTTTTCGTTTGCTGCCAGCGCCTGCTGCGCGCTTTTTTGTGCCGCTTTATCAGGCACCCATGCGCTGCCGTTCCAGCTATCGAATTCGCTGGCGGGCATCAACGGGGTGACGTGCGCCGGGTAGTCGCCAGGCCCGGTTATCTGCACCGGTTTGCCGCTGGCCGTGTCGTAGACCGTTTCGCCGCGATGATCGGCCAGCATCTCCCAGCCGCTGTTATCGCGCTTGCGGCACATTACGTAACCTGCTTTTTCGGCAGGAGGTGCGTCGGTGCAGGCGTTCGCCGGGATGCCGACGCCCGCGGCGAGGTACTCCACCGTGCGCGAGAGGAACTCGCGGGTGTTGGCCGCGAAGTTATAGACCATGATATCGCCAGGCTTGCTGGCAAGCTGGTTTTCGTTCAGGATCGCGTTCGTCATTATGCCGCCCTCACAATAAAGTTAAATGCAACGTTGCGCGGACGGGTGCTTCCGTAGCCGCCGCCAAAACCATTCGCGTCCAGATCAATAGCGGCGTTAGTGGTGGTAAAACTCGCATTCATAACGTTGCTGTAATCACTTTTCACTATGCCATCCAGACCAAAGTCCTCTTTGGCGGTGGTGACGTCATTATTGGTATGTATGGGGCTGGCGACGTTGACGGAACCGAATGAAGGGTCGTTAACGTTGATAGTCCCTTTTTGCCAGCTCAATAATGTGCGCGCCGAATCAACCCCCCGCGCATCATCCCAGCCGCGAATAAATTCACCGCGCAAATCCGGTAATTTTCCACAAGGGTAAGCGGCGGCCAGCAGCGGCCAGGCGGTTTTATCAAAAGCGGCGCCGTTAACTTTCAGCCAGCCAGTCGGCGGAGTGGCGGAAGGCCAGGGGATCGGCGCGCCAACGGGCAGTACGCTGCCGACGTTCAGCACGGTGCTATTAATCAGGTCACGGACAAATTTTGTATTGGCGATTTGCTGGCCGTAGTTGCCGGTGTGGGTATCCGGCGCCGACGGCGTACCGGTAAACGTCGGGCTGGCCAGCAGTGCATACTGCGTATGCGGGTTCGCCGCCGCCAGATGTTTTTTCAGCTGGTCGTCGGCCCAGGCCTTCACTTCTATCGCTTTGTCATCAACATATTTGCGCGTTGCCAGCACCACCGACGGGTCGATTTTCAGCGTGACGGCGGCGGTACTGGAAACAATCAGCACCATGCGGATGGTCTGGGTGCGGCCGCTGCCCTCCTGCATCTGCGGTTTGTAAGTTTCCGGGCAGTTGGCCACCGCCATCAGCACGCCGTTCTCGTCAAACAGCCCAATCTCACGGATCCAGAATCCGCCTTCCGTTTCCGGGATCACCTGTTCGGCAATAATCTGGCTGGCATTATTCGGGTCAATGGAAAGCATATTCAGCGGCGCAATACGCTTCTGATTGATGAGCCTGGTCTGCGTCGGGTCGGGAGAAGGCAGGGTGCCATTGGCGTCGCCAACCGCCATATGTGTCAAATTCAGCGTCGTTCCGAGCGCGGTTGCGTTCGCCAGACTCGCCGCACCCTGATTGGTCAGAATGGCATAATATTTTGCGGTCATGCGTTAACTCTCAGTTAAGTGGATGAAGTGAAAGCCCTTACTGGGTCTGGCGTTATTTTCCGTTCAGCCACTAACAAACGCTATCAGGGGGTGTTTGTTACATGATGATACAACGAAGAGGAGGCAAGTAGCGTTTTATATAAACGATAAAAGGCACTCATATAATATTATAATATATGACTATAATTATTGAGGTTGGTATATAAATGCTGTCGAGTTTTAGCAGTGCTCCCGCCCGAACAGATCTTATCAGGACGCCGACGGAAGTTTTTGTGCAAAGAGATTGCTTTTGTTTTATGCAACGCAATATCAATGGCATAATTAATACAGAGGGGAAAGTAAAACCTAAAAATAATGTCCGGGACGTTCCTGCTGGCTGTATGAAGAAAAATACAGCATCAGCAAAAACGGTGTGCGTGAGTGATACGAAATCGCAACCCCATTTTAGATATGCAGAGTCTCAAAGTGCTTTTGAGCACGTTAAAAATAACAATGTCATCTGTTTTTTTAAATATCCTGAGACGATAGCGAAAATACCTGAAAAAAGAGTAGATGAAGATAATGCCAACCTCAGTGCGTCATCAATGGCTGTACCGTCGCACGAAATTATTGATGATAAAGAAGTTGATTCGGTTGAGGACACGGAAGAAGCGGTAGAGGAGATGGGGGAGGGCTCCGACGATGGGTCGGGCTTTTTTCGCGTTTATCAGAATCGTTTCGATGAAGAAGAAAATGGCGGGTTCAGCCAAAAAGCGCAGCGGTATGGTGCGGCGCGCCAGGACGTCAAAATCGCAGCTGCGGCAGAACACCGTTATGACCTGGCTACGCCAACAATGGGACGCGCTGAAAATAAATCATACGCTGCGGAAAAGTTGATTAAAGCCCTGCATGCAGGGCTTTTCTTTATTTAATTTGCATGGGAGAGAGTGTTCTGAAATAACCCTGTGTAGAGATAGCTCAGATAATCTTTATATATTTTATCGATATCGATTTTTATACCTCATTGTTTAGATAATACTGTTGCCTTTGATCCTGTTGGGTAAATAAGTTATTACATCTGTGGCATAACAGGCCAGTTAATATTCGTTGCGTGTGACTTCATTTCTCTTTTGCTGCCTGCAAGGAAAGTAGCCCCGATTGACGTCTGAATAATCGACTTAAAAACATTACTTTTAGTATCCAATTGCAAAGACATAGGCATTCATTTCAGCAGTGCTGGCAGGTTCACTTTTTATGGCTACGCCACCAATGCGAATAGTTGCCGCAGTTTTCGAGCTTATATTTGCTGTTGCTGTTTCAACAAGGGTTTCTCCAGAATCTGACGGAGTCGCGGAAACCATAAAAGTAGTGTTAGGAAATGGAATCGGATAAGTAAACGTTGTGACACCATCGTACCCTTTTGTTAAGGCACCACTATTCAGGGGAGCTTTAACTGAAACATGAAGGTGTAGAGCGTGGAGCGGCATATCAGAGACTGAATGCTTATAATAAGCTTTCTGACGGGGAATTTTTCCCGGCTTCGGCGTCTCTTTCTCTATTTGCAGGCTCCGAGCAAAATATTTAAGTGTAAGTTGCTCATGGATGAAATTTAAGCCCTGGATTTCAGGGCTTTTTCCGCTGAAGGTAAAGCGGATGCGGAATTCATACTGCCGTGGCTGTTTTATATAAAAGCGAACGCCGTAATAAACTTTATAATTTTATGATAATCAGGAATGTCTGTAGAGGTAGATAAATATAAAAATGAGCATATTGCTAACGCGTAATTTATCCGCACGATAAAATTGAGCAGGCTGGTTTATTTATTAATAATCAACAATGGCCGGGAAGGCAGCCATCGAGCGGCGTAAACTTGAAGAACTGACGCAGTATAATTTGTGGCGGGATTATCTGGATGCGCTGAAGGTAGTTAATACCCCCAGCGCGCAAAATATCAAATGGCTGGTTCAGCCGGAGGTGCGGGCCATACGATATCGGGGGCTTCTGCTGTATTCACACGGTTTAATAGCACCCGATATTTTTTCCAGGCATTTAATTTAGCCAGTTCTCCATCAAACGCAATATTGAGTTCCTGTGCATCTTGTAATGGTGTGATGACTTCGTTAGTTTTTTTTAGTAAGCTTGATTTTTTTATTTCAGCTAATTCAACCAGTTCTTCCTGAGTCGGCGCAGGCGGTTCCGCCAATATAGGGCGGCTGTTATTGTCTGTAGCAATAACTTTCCCTGAAGCCTGCCCACTTAAAAGCCTGTTATACGTTTCGATACTAACTTCAACTGCATCGGCAGGCCACCCGCCCTGAGCAACATCATATATAAGCTGGAGCGAAAGCGGATAAAACCCTTTTAGCGAGGGGCTATAAAAATATCTTTCCGTCATTTTTGCCTCTGAAATATCTATTATATAAGTTTTATAATTTGTTGAGCGTTTAATAACCAATTGCAATGTAGTTTAAAGACACTGGAGCGCTAATTTTCGCGACAGACGAAAAAGCTGAATATCCGCTTCTATCCATATTTAGTACAGAAAATATGCCTGCGCTTGAAGGACCATATCCTTGATGGCTAACAACCATTTTTAAAAATGCATTAGGAAATACAATATTAAAAGAATTTCTTACTCCAGATGAACTGTTACCTTCACCACCCGCGGAACCGTATCCCCATTGTATAATTAACCCTCCAGGTAAATGCTGCCACCCTGAGTCTGATTTGAGCGACTCAAAAAAAGTCATATCCGGAATCTGGTTCGCCCCAGTCCCCACGCCGCGCTTCGCCGCTTCACCCAAACCCAGGTTTTTGAGTACGTTCGCGACAGCCGCGCTGCCCGCGTCGGCGATTTCCTTCAGGTTTTGGTTAATTTGCAGATACTGCTTATGCGGGTTCGCGTCCGCGACATGTTTTTTCAGCTGGTCGTCGGCGTACGCTTTCACCTCGATCGCTTTGTCATCCACATATTTACGCGTCGCCAGCACC